CTCAGAAGTGCTTTACTGTTCTGTAATGTCTTACAACTCCATACCACGTACACATCCTGTACAGTGATCTGTTTTCCATCGGTCTTGTCCATGTGTGAATTTGTATATTCAGCTACTTTTGCCTTACAAAGCCTTAAAAATTCTTCGTTTCCCATCCCTTGCCTCCTACGCATGTTCAATTCTCGGAATTCCATACTCAACTGCACACTCGTGCTCAATCTTACAGCCTCTTGCTTTCTGCCAGTCTTTTGCAAAATAGGCGATATCGGCATCAGCTAAAAGCTCCAGAGACTTTCCAAGAAACCACAGTGGTTTCGCTCCTACCGGTGCTGACCGGAAGAAAGAATCAATAACCTCTACAGGTTCTCTCAACAGTTCTTCCGCTGCCTTGACTGCTATCTCGCGCTCTGCAAGAATCTCCTCATCTGTTTTGCTACCCATTGGCTGGCTGATAAATAATTTCTTCATTTCTGGTCCTCTCTTTCTCTAATTAAAATATTGCATTTTCACGAATGTTATTGTAAAATATTCATAAGATATCTGAAATAAGAGTCATTCCTAGTACCCATAATCCGAAAGGATTGTACAAGTGAATGGCTCTTATTTTTTATTTCTTTTATAGACTTTGATGATTTCATCATTTTTGTACAATGCAATCTGATCTATAAACGTCAGATGTGTTGATCTAAATAAATTGTTTATCTGTTGCTCTATCTCTTCATTTTCCAACGGGCACTCTGTTATATCGAAAATAAAGCATCCCGCCTGTCGTTTTTTCTTTTTAACTGCATTATAAAAAACATTTTTACCAGCAGTGCTTATCGTTTTTAAATCCCAGCTTACATTGTCGATTTTAAAGTCTGGCGTTGATATTCCCTGTGGATATACAACTCTGGGAACCATCTGGATTTTCTTTCCATATTTTTCAGCAATATTTTCAGCCACTTTCTTTTCATGAATTGAATAATCCAGTATTACATTCTTACCATCTACTTTATATGTATCTTTTTCGAACGCATATTCTAATAAATCAGACACAATGCCCTTATCTTCATTTTTCCCACACCATGTAGATGTAATATTTTCCGGAGCCCTCAAAAACTGCTCCTGTCGTTTTTCGTTTATATATTCTATATTGTTCATATCGCCCGTTCTCATCCGGACATGTTTCCACTCTTTTTGTTTCTGTTCATACTTCTCTTGATTCTCCGGATCTAAAGAAAAATCTGCAAGCCTTCCATACTGTTTCACCTGCCGTTCTGCGTACTGCTGCCGGGATTCCTGCTTATTCTTCTTTTCTATCTTTTTGAGCTCTTGCTTTGTGAACTTCCCATCCGGCGGGGTGGATATTCCAGGGAAATAGGTTGTGTGGCTGTCCCTACAGCGCGGATGGTACAGGCCGGCAGCTATGGCTTCTGACAGCAGTTTATATCCAGTCTCTGAAGCTTCTTTCCTGGTTCCGCCGCTCCAAACATCATCGACCATGACTTTCCCTACGAACGGGACACACAGAGGACAGGGACATCCACTGCCGCGCTTATTGATGATCACGGTATGTACTCCCCACTCCTGGCGTTTTACGCCCTCCCCCTGCAGGTAAGCGCGTTTACTTGCTGTCCGGATTGCCATATCTGCATAATCCGCAATGGTATGTCTTGCTCCATTCGCGTACTGGATGCAGTTAAGACCAGCTTTCAAGAAGTCTTTTGTCGCCATGTCAACGGCCGTCTCATATGTTGCAGCACCTGTGTTCGCATATACCTGGGCGTTGTAGATGATCTTCCGGTACTGGTCGTTCGCCATGCGTAGGACTGCTGTCTCTGCCTTTTCCATATCGTCTGTGGTGGCTTTGATCAGTGCTTCCAGCTTCCGGTCATTCAGTTTAAAGAACTCTGCCGTGCCGCCTTTCGTGACACGCTTTGCCGCAAAACCTTTCCGGATCGCTTCCAGGATCTTCTTTTCCTGTTCCATCTGGCCTTCTATGTTTGCGGCCGCTATCAGGCCGCTGATCTTGGCATTGATATCTTTAAACTGCTTGCCGTACTTCTTTTTGTTGTCATGCTTATACTTTTCCAGGGACTTCAGCATCTCTGTCTGCCACATGGACCACTGCATCTTTTCATCGGATTCTTCCGCTTTGTGGCGTTTCATGTTCCGGATCATGGATGCCATCAGTTCATTCTCAATAGCTTCAAATGCGGCTCCGATATCATATACATCATTGATCTTCGCCATATCACTTACCTGCTGTTATAGTGGACCTTGAATCCCTGCTGCCGGAACTCCCTCACTGTGGCCTTCAGCTTTGTTGCGCTGGCGCAATGGTCATTCCGGAGCTCTGCATAATCACTTTTCTCGATTGCGTACACTCCCATCGGAAGTACCTGCTGCCTGGCCACTTCCAGAAGCTCCCGGTATCTCTTTTTGCTCATCTGGTACATTCTGGGGCCCACTTTTACCTTCATCCGGTTCTCCTCCTGTCACATCAACGCGGAAATCACCGGCAGCCATGTTCACTGCCGGTTCTTCCATATCCTGTATACCCTGCTCTGCTTTCAGGCGGGTTATCTCTTCTTCCTTACAGTGTTCATCCAGGCTGTCACCGTACAGCTCTTCCACACAGCGTTCAATGCTCATGATGCCGCCCTGTTTCGCTTTTGCTACGGTCTCAACCTGGCTCTCAAAGCTCGGGTTTGCATATTCTCCAAACGGGATATTGACTTTTACTTCTTCTTTTGCTCCGCCATGTAGCAGGATGTTGTTGGCATTGATACACATTGCAACAACTTCCGGAAGCGTTTCCTGTATCGCTTCCACAATGGCGTTTCTGGTATAAAGTGTTGTCTTTTCTTTTTCTCGCTGAGCTTCCGCATTGTCCAGCTTCTTTGTATCGATTCCAAGTGTGGACGGGCTGATCACACCCTGCAGGCACAGATCCAATGCAGTAACATAGGAGGCAAGATAGCTTTCATGAGGAATCACTGGCTGATCTACTGCGATCTCATTCTTCTGGTTTTCTCTCATATCTCCTTCTGCTGCAAAATACCTGTTATCAAATGGATTAGGTTTGATAAGCATTCCGTTTTCCGGATTATGCGGGACCAGGCAGTCCGGAATATAGGTCTTTGCCCTGCCTGCTCTCAGTGCATCCATCCACTGGCTCCATGTCTCGTCCAGGGAATCAAAGTTGTCCAGCTTGCTATCAAAGATACTGCCGCCTCTGCCTTCATATTTTCCCGATTCATATATCATGAACGGTACTGCAAAGATCACGGAATCATCAAAGGTTATATCCGTAAGGTTCTCTGTTGCCTTAATGGTTTTTACATCCACCAGTTTGTTGTCCAGATACAGCTCATTGATGATATAGCCGAAACCATATCTCTCGTTTAAGACATATGTCCGGCCTTTTTCCCGGTATGGCGTCTTAAACACGATCTCCCGGATCCGGTCCCTCTGATAGATAAACTCTACTCTGTCTCCCGGATACCATTCCAAGATCGGATAATCGCTGATAGTCGTATCAACAGCCACTTTGAAAGCTCCATCACCGATGTACAGTGCTTCTTTCAGTGCACTTTCTATCTTTTTCCGAAATTTGTTATCCTTCTCAATCTCATCCCAGATCTGTTCCTGTGCCGGTGTTTCGAATTCAAATTCATCCATATCCGGTAGAACAACAGAAGTAAGTGTCCGCACGATCAGCCCTGGAAGACCGGTATGGATCTTTCTCATGTCCATCCCAGGTGTACATTTGCTGGCCCAGAACTTGTGCCGGTCTGCATTCTCTCTGTTCTGCTGATAGAACTGTTCCAGTTCATTGCTGTCTCCTCTGTACCAGATCCGGTTGCGGATCGCATGTCCTTCGAAATCCAGCATCTCATTGATCTGGATATTATATGGGTTTGCCGGGGTAACATTCAGCCAGCTCCGGACAGTCTTTTTTATGTTTTCATTCAGTTTTTCCATCCATTTCACCTTTTCTGTTCCTCCGTTTCAAAGCCGATCATATTACGGTACGGGATCCATCCGTACTGCTGGGAGTTGATCGTGTGATCGTTCCTGTCTTCCGGAACATCTTTCTCTTCATCCCAGGAATATTTCTCCATCTCAGCTATATGGTTCGTACAGATATCCAAAACTAAATAACAATCCTGCTGGATCCAGCCCAGCTGCAGCTTGATTCTGTCAAGGATCTCGACCTTTTTATAAGATTCTATGAAATTGTACAAACATCCGTGAAGACGTTTGTACTTCCTCAACTCCGTGATTGTTGCTGCATCTGCAGAATCTACGAACGTATCTTTTGCAAATCCCCATTCTTTCCGCTGCCTTTCAAGAAACTCTATAAACTTCACTGCCGTATCTGACGGGGCAAGGGGCTGGTCCAGATCTTTATTGCTGTATACCTTCTCAGCAAGTGTGATCAGCTTTCTGTCTTCTGTGATCCCCTGGAATATCATTGCGATCGTATCCGGAGACTTAGAAGAATAAGACGTGTCAAGGCCGCAGGTGAACTTTTTGAACTTCAGCTTTCCTGCTGCCATCTGGGCTCTCACACATTTCTCAGATACAACATGCTTCTTTCTGCTGAAATTCGGGAACACCAGACCGGTTGCCTTTCCTCTCAGTCCCTCAATCTTGTTCTTCCATATCTTTGTGCCTTTCGGTGTGTTCTGTATGATCTGCTTCTTCTTTTCTTCCGGAAGCCCTGCATTATCATCAAAAGAAAAGAACCAATGTACCCAGCCGGGTTTTGGTTCTTCTTTCAACTCATCTTTAATTTCCTGCGGTGTGTCCTGTTCCCATTCAGGGAGAGGCCTGCTGCAGTTGATATACTCTTTATACACATCCAGGGTAGGATCGTCCGGGTTGAGTGTGGCCATGAGGTAATCACAGCGCATGGATGCTTCTCGAACGAAATCAATATCTGCAGTGTTGATCTCATCAATATACAGACATCCATACTGACCGCCAAGGGCTTTCTGCCACTTCTTCTTGTCTCCATATCCCATCACATATATGACTTTATCGCCTTTGTTGGTATGGAACAGGATATGTGGTATCTTGTCGTCCTTTGTGCCGTTTCCGTTGTACTTAGTCAGGATCCCGAAATCATCAACGATCCCAAGATCTTTATTGATGATGTTCTTTTCAGCTGTTCCGGTATCTTTCGCAGCCAGGATATGCAGTTTCTTTGGCGATTCTGCAACCTTGCACATGAATTTAAAAAGCCCGACTGTGGTTTTACCCGCCGCTGTAGTGCCTTCCAGGAACTCAACCGGAGCATTACATCTGAGAAATGCTTTGTATTTCTCTGAAAGTATCAGTCTTTCTGTACTCACTATCCATCACCACGCAACTGCTCCAGGATATCTCCTAGTTTCTTTTTCTCTTCTTCCAGGCCGGATACTTCTAGCTTATCCTTAAACATGCCAAGGTGCCGGCCGAGTAGTTCAAGAGCCTTCTCTTTGTCATTCAGCTTTACCTTAATTCCAAACTTACCTTCTTCAATTCCGGCAAGGGCCCTGACCTGCTGTTCATCCAGTTCTGCTGTGTCTTTGATCCTGACACATTCATTCTTTATCTCTGCGTAATCCGTAGCTTTTGCAAATGCGATCGCTGCCAGTTCCTGCAGGACCCTGTCCTGAGTGATCTCTGTACGTTTCTGGCGTTCCTGCATCCGCTCTTGAATATATGCCGCAACCTTAACATTTCTTAACATTCTGGCTGCTGCCGCCGCTGCTGTTTCATCCTTCTTCACAGACGGATACGCTACCCGGTAAGCCCTCGTGGCATTCAGATCTATCAGGTATTCATCTGCGAATATCTTTTGTTTTTCAGTCATTTGGACTCACCTTCTTTCTTATCATTGCTACAGTCCTGCCGGCACCATAGTGACAGCCGATTGCCGCCACGCTGAAAAGAGGTACGCTAACACTTACATACAGTGAATCCATGCGTAAAGTATGTATGTGCTGGTGCCGTGCACGCTGTAGGAAAATTACATACAAAAAGACACCTGACTGCTGCCAGATGCCTTCTTGTGATGTAATCGGAGTTTTGTCATGCAGGTGTGGGGTATACACCTGATCGGAACGGATGGAATCGAACCATCGACATGCTGGATATGAGTCAGCTGTTCTCCCTACTGAACTACGTTCCAAGAACGCCACTAGGTGCGGATTTCCTAGCGGTTCTTCGAAAGCCGCCGGCCTTTATGCCTTTGGCTTCTATTGTATTCTACAACGACTTTTCCGACCTTTCCGACCTTTTTTCATTTTATATCACTTTTTTTGAGATATTCGTCACGAATATGTAATCTTGGATAATCCGGGCTCTGGGAATATCCTGTCTTTTCTGCTATCTTCTCCCATGTCATGCCCTGCTGGTAAAATGCTTTGAACACATATCTTGTCTGGCCATCTTCAATGCTTTGAATCCATCGTTCCACTGCTGCCGCCTGTGCTATTTTATGATCGTATGTGTGTTTTCTCCGGTCATATCGTGCCTGGTCGAATCCAACTACACTCTGTGGTCGCGCAAAGCCTGTGCTGTAATCAAATATCGTACTGTTCCCAAGACCGGCCTCCCCTTGTTCCATTTCAGCCAGTTCCATGCTGAGGACCGGTATTTCCCTCTTTAGCTTTCTATAATTGTCCAGGAGCTTCCTGGTGATCTTGATCTCGCCCACTGGTATCCTCCCCTTTCGATGCTTTTAGCCGGGAGCATACACGTTCCCGGCTTTCTCTGCATTTCTTTTATTTATCCGCGATCACGGCATCGGCTCCCTGGACTGTAACCCAGCCATTTTTGTAATGCGCTTCTGCTTCCTTCATTTTGATCAATTCATCTGTAATGGATGCACTGAGTTCTTTATTAGCCTCTGCCTGCGCTTTTGCCTTGGTTTTTGTGTTTTCTGCTTCAGCTGCTGCTTTAACCTTAGCTTTCTTTGCGTCTGCCTCTGCCTTGGTCAGTTCGATCTGGGCATCTGCTTCAGCCTGGAGCTTTTCTGTTTCTTTCTGAACCTTTACCTTTTCCTGCTCTGCCTGAGCCTGCTGTTTCTCCTGCAAAGCTGTCACTCTGTTATCAATGGCCTGTTTCAGCTTTTTATCCGGATGCACGTCTACGATAGAAGCATCCAGGACTTCAATGCCGTATTTTTTGTGAAAATCTTTGTTAAGATATTCCGTGATAGCATTGTTCAGCTCAGATCTGTTTCCGGAATAGATGTCCATCATGGAATAATCGGTTGTAATCTCAGAAATCTTTGACTTCAAAACAGTTTTGACACGGTTTTCAATGATGTCCTCTCCGTCCATTCCTTTGAAACGTTTATATGTATCAATCACTGTATCTGGATCGTACCGGTAACTCATCTGGAAAGATACTGCAATGCTGGCATCGTCTGATGTAGCTACTTTAAAAGAATCATCCTCTTTACTGCCGTCCCTTTTGTCCTTTGTAAGAACAAGGATCTCATTGCTGGTGCTAAATTCCTTTACTTTGTTCATTGGTGCAATAAAGTGCATTCCCGGAATCAGCACTTTATCCTGTACTCCGTCTTTATAGTTATAAACAATGCCGACTTTGCCTGTGCCGATAAGATCCATTCTTGATACTGTGTATCCTCCGCCAAGAACTGCTACTGCTGCCACGATTCCGATAATAATCTTACTTTTCATTTTTGTTCTCCTTTTCTTTGATAACTTCTTTTACTTTGTTGTATGTTGCATCTTCAATCTCAAACTTCTTCTGCTGCCGCCTGATTGACAGGATCACTCTGCTTCCTATCCAGATCAGTGCCAGGGCTGCGGCTCCGAACACCATGCCGGAACCAAGAAATATTACCCACATCGTTCTCACCTCCTCTGTGGCCATTCTTTTCCTGTTTTCTTTTCTCTTATCACTGCCACCTCTAATCCTAAACGACCAGCTATATTGTTGAGTAAGCAATAGTCGTTATAGACGTGTGTCGGCATCCGGCTGGCCCTCCGGATTGCTTCTCCTTCTGTTGGTGCTGGGTAACCTTCGTTGTTTTTATAACTCATTGTTGTTCACCTCCTCCCAGTCAAGTGCTTGACCGCATTTATGGCAATAATTACTATTTCGATAAATATTTTCTTCTCCACATATAGGACATGTGCCTATGCACGTGTAATATCTTCCTGAAAAATCATTAACCGCACTCATATCCTTCATTTTTATAGGAATCTGCTTTTCCAACGCTTCAATAGCTGTATCATATGTCTGAGTTCTCTTTTTCTGTTGTATGGCAACAATTTCTCTAAGTGCTTTCGTGGTACCAAGCTGTTTCATAACACCTGCAGAAATATTTTTTTCAAATTTCAACTCTTTTATTGCTTCTTTTTTATCCACGTTTTTCCTCCATTTCACTGAGTCTTTCCTCTGCATCTTCACGTCTGGCAAATACAATCTGCTTGACCTTGCCGGCTTTTATGTAATGCAGTGTATTTCCTTCCAGGTATGGATAGTGTATCTCTTTCCAGTTTTCTGGAAGAAGATCTGATGCACCAGGGCAGTGCTGATACAGGATACAGTTGCTGCAGGTTCCATCTTCACTGGCCGGCTGGCTTTTACACCCTTGGATTAGTGTGTTGTACGCTGACAGCATCAGTTCTGGTGTGATGTCCATCTTCTTCTCATGTCGCTTCATTCTAACCTTCTTTCCTGCTGCCCAGTGATGCTCACAGAAATCTTCATCTTCTACAAGGATTCCTCTGCGATCACAAAGGCCATCATCGTTGTTGATACAGGTTTTACATGTATTTCCCATCGTCTTTTCCATCGTCTCCTCCTGCAATCTTATCTATACAAGCATTCCATCCGTGCATTTTGCCGTAATAATATTCCTTTGGTTTTTCCAGCGAGATTTTCTCTGGAAGTGTTCTCAGTAGACACCAGTCAGGAATTGTCTCTGCTTCTTCATTCCATGCAAATTTTTCTGTAATCGGGCAATACATACAGACGTTTACTCTGTCGCTATGATTTCTCCCGATCGGGCAAGAAATACAACCATGTTCCGGTGTATCTATTACAAATACCGATTTTTTTATAATGTCTCCTTCTGTTCATAAGATGTACATGCAAAGCACTGTTTACATTTTTCGCTTTCGAACCCCAGGCACATTCCATTGCTATCTATTCCTGCGCTTCCGATCTTGCGCTGTATGCTGCATGTCTCGATTCTTTTCTTGATCCTGCATTCTCTGCAAATAACCTTTTTTCCAACTGTGCAGCCTTTCTCTCTCGCAAATACTGCTGCCCAAGTTCTGCTGACTCCTGTGTTATTAGATTTCCAACATGCAATCCATTCTCCACAGATATCACAGTATACGTCTGTTTCTACAGTTCTTTCGATTGCCATTTTTATCCCACCTCTTTCTCATCAGCCAATTGAAATTCTCTACATTTCTGGTATTACGATTATATTCTGTTGTTTCAAAAATTTCTTTCAGCGTCTCATTGAACTTCTTCCACTTGCTTTTTGTCATTCCAATTCTTGTCCAGATCTGAAATCTCAAAACGTCAGGACCTCCCGGCGGATAGAATCCTGCTCTTTTCTTAAACAACTTCTTTTTCTGTCTCTTATTCATACTTCCCTCCCTGCTGCCCTCAGCATCCACTTTCGGTATCTGTCCCATTCTGCCAGGAGCTCAACGTCTAAAGTCTTACTCAGTTTGATATCCTCCGGAATGATCCGGTATTTCTTGTTCACAAGAGCAAAATTTGCTGCTGCCTGGGCTACGTTGTTCTTTGTGCAGCCAGTCTTTTCTGTGACCTGTTTAGCCGTCAGAAGATTCTCAAACACTTGCTTCCCGTTCTGGTCTACTACCTTATACAGGTTCATCCTCTTTCTCATTGTTTTCCCCTATCTCTACCGAATCCAAATAATTCCGGCCGAATATCTCCATGAATTCTTTGTGACTGTGCTGCTTTTCAAATAGTCTCTGTGCTGTCCGCTGTAACTCATGACGGATACGGGCGTTGTTGTGCACTGCTTCTGGACCGTAGATGTGATGGTCATGGCACAGGTATACTTTCAGGCCATACTCTTCAGAATTTTTCCGGTTGGGCCCTCCGAATATGTGATGTTCATCCAGGATCCTGTGTTCGTTCCAGTTATCGTGAAGTGTTACGCAGAGGTAACAGGTCCTGCTGCTTTTATCGTGTAGGATGCTGGCCGGATGGCGCATCCTCTTTTTCTTTGTTTTTGCTTTTGTCTTTGGAAATAACATTTTTTATGTGTCCGAATCGGACACCCTCCTTTCCCCTGCCGCATTTCTGACAGGCTCATGCGGCAAGTTATATATGTTAATCGAATTTTCGAAAACACCCTTATTTCTGTAATTCCTTCAAGAATTCAACTAACTCTGATTCTGAATTTGGAAATTTGTTGTATCGTGTATGATATGTCCATTTCGGTATGTTGTTCTTATGCTCTGGCTCCGGGCCTCCAACAAGGTGCATATAGTGCGATTCCGTCAAATTTGATACCCAACAACTGTTCTGATTGCGTGGATCCGGTTCATATTCTTCAACGATCAGACGGGCACCGTTTTCGAAATCGTACTTGTAGTACTTAACACCGATGTTTTTATCTTCGTACCACACTCCCCAGGCCTTGTAGTTTCTCAGCCATTCTTTTCTCTGATCATTATTCTTCATGATCGGCAATACGGTGGCTTTGCCGGAATGGTTTGCGATTTTGGTGTCTTCAACAAAATCGTGCTGCTTTTCGTCTGGTGTTTCCGCTACTGATTGGCAGCGTTCTTCTTCATCGAACTTGGAATCCCATGGATCGTAAAGTTTCTTTGCTTCTGCAATCAGTTTTCCGTACTTCATGGACACTTTTTCTTTTCCAATTTCAATCTCCAGTCCTGCGTTAAATCCCATGAATGTATATCCAACCTCAGGTCCAGTACATCCGTGGTATCCATACGGTGCAATTCTCTTTTGCACTGCTCTGGCAGCTTCTCCATTGTTATTGTATAGTCTGCATATTCTCATGATTGTTTTTAGTTTTTCAGGATATGCCTCACAGAATGCTTTTACTGCTGATATTGTGTCTTCTGCATTATCCGGCGTATCTGCAGATACTATCTTTACTGGTTTCTTATTGCCATATTTGCCGATCAAGATCTTGGCAAGGGACTGCCAGGACAGTTCGTGTTCAAATACACCTCCTGGATTAAAGGTGATCCCGGCGGTTGATCCCTGGTAATTGAGGTGTCCGTTTCGGACACGTGCTGATCCGTACAGGTTCGAAAGCATGAAGATGGCCATGTTCTTATCTTCCTGGATGATGTAATTCTTCATATTCTTGTTTGTGCTCTCATAGAAACGCTCAATCTGCGTCTCTGCCGGAATCTCCGTATCATCTTCCGGAGGCCGGTTCTGACCTGTTGCTGTTTCGATGGTCATCTGGCCAGGAATACCTTTCTCTGCTTCCTGCTGCCGGTACAGGTCTCTGATATCGTCCAGTGTCAGGATTCCTGTTTCTTCGTATAACTCACAGGCCTGTTTCTGATGCTCTCTGTTGAGCTTGGACGCTTCATAGGCCACGGAAATCTTGATCCTGTCTTCTTCAAATTCCGACATCAGCTGTTCGCAGAGGTTTGTGCTGATTGCATGATATCTTCCCAACTGGCCACCGGATGTTCCGATCAGGTCTTTCAGGATGTCCCTGGTTTTCCCTTCCATTGGTGTTTTCTCACGGAGTTCTTTCACAAGACCTTCCATTTTGAGCGTTTCAGTCATTTTTTCCCAGTCGGATTTGTCACGGTAACAGTTCGCCTGGATGATCATGATCTGGCGTACTATGTCGTTTTCCTGACCCGCATCCTGTTCCAATTCCGATTGTGTTTTATATATACATGGGACCCGGCTGAATCTGTCATTTCCTTCATTGAGCAGATCGATACAGCACTTCCGGCGGCAATGGCCGGCTATAACGTAATCCTTCCCATCCCTGTTCTCGATCAGGAGCGGTTGAAGGATCCCCAGAAGCTTGATCGACTGTTTCAGTCTTTCAAGCTTCTCTGTGTTGTAGAAATTTTCCTCAGAAGGGATCAGATTTTCCGGATTCCTGTATACGATTTTCTGATCCTGCCGGTCCGGAACTGATCTGTCATTGAGAAGTCCTTTCAAGTCAAATTTCGCCATTGTCTTCATCTCCGATCATGTTTAAATATTCATTGACTAATGATTCGTAATCTTCTGCTGCTGCAGATCTGGGGCTGTGAAGTGCTACCGGCATACGCATGAATGTACTTCTTGCTACTACACCCGAAAAACGGATCTTTGTTTCCATTGCCGGATATTGTTCTTTAATTACCTCTGCTCCCTGCAGATGCGCCTGGTTGAATTTCTGGTATTTTGTCACGAAACAGCGGACGTTCTCCAGATCCGGGTTCAGTTCTTCCTGCACTTCATCTATCTGATCCAGAAGCTCATTCATCCCTTCCAGAGTGTTGTCGTCCACTTCTACCGGAACCAGAACATCATTTGCCGCAGTCAGGGCGTTGATAACAGAAATGTTGATATCCGGAGCATTGTCTACTACGCAGAAATCATATCTATCCGATACCTGCTGCAATGCCTTTTTTAATCTGTTCTGCTGTGGACGTACACGGTCCATGGTCACTTCCATATTCGCTGTCAGAAGGCCGAGGTTCGCTGTGATGATATCCAAGTTTACATAATCTGTATGATGAATTAATTTGTACATATCTGGATGGCGATCCACCATGATCCGATCAATTCCCTCTCCATCCTGTGTCCGGCGGTTTAATCCACGCGAACAGTCTCCCTGCTTGTCGTTATCCACCAGGAGGACCTTGTATCCTCTCTGGGTCAATATGTATGCGATGTTAATGCTTGATGTGGTCTTAGCCACACCGCCCTTTAAATTGATGATCGCTATTGTTCTCATGATATCCTCCTTATCTTTCCTCTCCTCTGCTGCATCCATCGCCTTCCATCAATGTGCCGGCGATTCCGGACATTTTTCCTACGCAGTGAGGCTTGTTTATCCCTCCACGGTACCTGCAGTCTTTGCAGAGTGTGATCTTACGATATCTGTTCATAAGCTGACCGGTCTGGCTCTTATCAAAGTTATTGATCTTCTCATATTCCTCCCGGATTCTGTCAGTATACTGTTGTAATCCGCAACGTCCGCATATCCTGTCCATCAAATCTCCCTGCATTTCTTCTCGAAACCAGCACAATTCATCGCAGACATATGCCATTAATTCCTCAAGGATGCCGTCTATGCCTTCGTCTTCGTTCCTTGTCTGCTCTCTGCATCCATTCTGGTTTTCCTCCGATCGGTTCATCATCAAACCATACTCCTCCTTTATCGTCTTTATAGTATGTAAACCGGGTACCGGATTTAGTAATGGTACCCAGACATTCCATTGTTAATATGTCCTGTTCTGGGCGCAGGCTCCAGCCCTTGCCCCAGTATTCTTCCACATTCACGGTGCTTCATCTCCTCTCGCAGCCATGCGGAATAACTGTGTTTCTCTGTTTTTGCAGAGATTTTGTGTGGATCCGGAAGCTGATTTATAGCTTTAAACAGTCTGCGCCATTCCTCTCTGTTCGCGATCGGCTTTCCTTTTGTGTCCAGCCAGCCGGATCCGGCCATTTCCGTGATCTTTCCCAGGCGACTTGTAACATACAGATCGCTTATGTAAAAGCACACGTCACAGGTTCTCGTCATGTGATCCAGTGCATCCACCATGGTAAGCAATATGGCCTGATGATATGTTCCAGTTACCCTTCCAAAATGCTCCCTTGTCTCTTTCCCTGTCCGGAGCTGAGTCGACAGCACATATCCGCATTTTCTTTCCACATTTCCGCAAAACCGGCTGCTTGTCTCAATAAAAACATTTACTTGCTGCATGTTAATTCCTTCTCTTTTCTGTTTTGATCAATATGTAATGTCGGTATGCGTATCCTGTTATCTTGTTTTTTCCGCATTTTACTGAGTTTGGCACGATCGCCCAGCCTTTTGGCGGCTTCGGATCTCGCGGCCTTCCATGCTTGTCCAGCAAGCTTCTTCTGTTTATCTCTTCTTTTTCTGGATCTTTGCGGATTAGATTCCTGGACGTGTGATACCGTTTCAGATCTTCCGGCTCATGATCCTGCAGCGGCTTGGTTATGTACTGTGCTAATTCTCCAGAATCAACGTCATACACCCTTTTTGTCTGTGCATGGCCATGTTCCCAGAGTGTTTCTACCAGCAGGCCTGTGTCTGTTTCATCGTTTGACTTCCGATTGATTAAAATATGTACATGGGGTCCTCCATTCTTCCCGATTTCTAACCGGTATATATACTTCAGTTCCCATCCATATTTTTTATACTTGTCCCGGAGCTTTCGAATGAATTTTGACATATCTTTCTGCATCTGTTTCCAGGGTGGCCGTGAGCCTTTCTTGTACGTCAGCGTGAACCAGTAATCTCCTATTCCGAAATTCCACTTGATCAGCCTGCGAACATCCCTTTCCCTTTTCCATTGATTTTGCTTTGCAATTTCTTCCGGGGTAGCTTTCCGTCTTTTCTGGCGTTTCTGTCCCCTGGCACCATATCTTCCTGTATGTTTTTCTTCTACTTCTCTGGTGTTCCCACAGTCCCAGGTCTGCCTTATATACCCACACTTCATAAAAGTGTCCCTCGTCTCATCTCTAATACGTTTAATCAAGCCTGCAAGGGGATCTTGTCCCCTCAAAAAAAGGTTAAAAATATAGCGGTACATAACCGCCGGATGCTTGACTTTCTGGCTCCCTGGTGTTATATTTTATGTAAACTTATTTTTTCCAGGGGCCGGATGGTCCTGGCTCAAGCGGTGCAACGCCTGAGCCTTTTTTTCTTTTACCTCTTGATTTCTTCTGTGAATTTGATATACTAAATTTGTCTTAGTTACTTAAGCCCTTTACATTTGCAGATGTGAGGGCTCTTTTTATTGCTTTTGTTTTGTCCTCCAGCCATGTGATCGCGATCATGGTCACGATTGTTATGCAGATGCTTCCTGTCAGGAATGTGAGTTTATCTCCCCAGTCCCAAATTGGAAGTAACGCTGCAAACTGGCCTGCGATCATGCTGATAATCAGGTTCTTTTGCATCTTGGTTCGCCTCCTCTCTTCTGATATTCTGTCTCAAATCCTCCTTCCTACCCTACGGATTTTCTTATATAGTAATCATTAATTATCCGGGATACGTTATCTACGATCTTCTGGTTATCTTCCGGAGTATTATTTTTGCAAGAGTCATTGTGCATCCGCCGGATTATTATTCCATATCTGTTTTTGGTTTCTTTGATAACTGCCATCTGGTTCACCTCCTGCTTTATCGTATGAAGATTGTGTTTCTGTTGATATTGACTTTCTACGGTTTCTCTCCTATTCTTTTTCTTACAGGCACTGCCATGCCGAGTATCTAGAAAGGAGCATTTAAATGATTATTACAAAGTACAATCTGCGTATTCTTCGCTACATATACCGAAAAAAATCTGTCTACTATTCTAAAATCAGCAAAAAATTTAAGGATTCCAAATTGCCTGAAATTTTATTTATGCTTGTCAACGCTCATTATGTAATTCAGGTTGGGGGAAGTCGTAATGTATACGGTGAACCCGTTCCTATTCAACAAGACACCCTTTTTCAACTTGATGATCTTGGAATTGCTGAAGTTGAAAGTAAACAATGGCTTAATGGACAATTTGTATTACTTCAAATTGTTCTGCCTATTGTTATCGCAATCATCACAACCTTAATTACAATATTCCTAACAGGATTGCTATCCCCATCCCTATAAAGGCTCCTATAATACCTCCAGCTATGGGGATCGCTGCGTCTCTCAGAAAATCTTTAATTTTCTCCATTTCAGCTCATCTCCTTTGGCTTTGGATTTTCTTGCAGTTTGTGTAAAATAGCTAATGTGTGTTGATTGCTTTTTTTCGTCATTTCGCACATTTCTTTTACGTAGCTATCTACCTTTTCGAAATAGTAGGTGGCTACTATTTTTGACGTAATGGCTGAAATAATTGCAGAAACTATTATTGTTGCCACCTCACCTTTCCTCCTATCCGGCCTTGCGGGCCTGCGCAAGTGCTACGATTGTGTTCATACAACCATCCATGTATCCTTTTTCTCTCTCTGACAGGTTGTTCCAGATCTTGTCCATTTCTTCCATCTGCTGCCATCTCTGTTTTACTTTTTCTTCTGTAAGAATCTCTTTTTTCATATTCTTTTCACCTCGCTTCCACTGTTTCTTTACGACACATTATAGTGTCTTTCAGCAACTTTGTCAACATATTTTTGTGTCTTAATTCAACTTTTTGTATTGACTTTCAATCTCTATGATGGTATTCTTTGGTTAAAGTTATAAAGGAGGTGAGCAAATGACACAGGGTGAACGTGTCAAAGCAGTTCGCGATGAAAAACGCATGACTATGGAACAGTTTGGTGAAAGAATTGGTGTGCAAAAGTCAGCTATCTCAAAAATAGAAAAAGATAAAGTAAATCTTTCTGACAGAACAGCAAAATCCATCTGTCGCGAGTTCTATGTGAATGAAGATTGGTTGCGAACTGGGGCTGGCGGCCCTGATAATATGTTCGTCCCGGAAGATATGCGATATCTTCGTTCTATCGGTAAATTAGGAAATGAGCAGAATGACTTCAAGAAATTTTGTATCAATATGCTGATGGATCTGCCGGATGAATATTGGGATTATATCTATAAAGAATTCAAGAAATTTGAATCAAAAAAAGAAGAGTAGCATTATTGCTACCCTTCCAGAAAACCAAGGAGAATATAGTACACTTCCCTGGTTCGAGATTTGTGTCTTGTGATCAGCTGGATAATAAGTTTCATATACTTCTTATGTTCTTCTTGTTTTTTCATATGTATCCCTCCGTTCCGCGTTTATCGAACGTTTGTTTGCTATAAATATACATCAAACATTCGTTCTTTACAAGGAAATTGAGTACGTTATATTATGCTCATCTCCTCTTTGTAACTATAATACGCACTTTTTCGACACTTTTCGTCACTCAGGAGGGAATCGTCCAGAATTCTGGACACTTTTTACTTGTACGGAGAATCATATAAATCAGAGATCCGTACTCTCAGCACTGCTGCCAATTTTTCCATGTTATCCATGGTCGGTGAATAGATTTCGTTAGCAATATTGTTAATCGTAGACTTTGAAATCCCGGTTAAGGTTGCCAGCTGTCGTGCTGATACGTTCTTATTGTACATAATATCTGCTAATAATATTTTCATATTAATATTATTTACCGCTTTTTATTTTTTATTTCAAAAGCGAATTTTAATATTTTGTCTCGTATTATTTGTGGATATTATACTTACAAAGGAGGAGAATAATCATGGGATTATTCGATATATTTCGGGTTGGAAAAATCAAGGCAGAAAACGATTCTTTAAAGCAGCAACTGCAGGAATTACATGCAGATGAATATTTTCAAGTAAAAGCCCATCTGGATTCTATGACGCAAGAAATCGCAGATAATAATGCTCTTATATCCAAGCAGCACGAAGATCTATCTTCTCTTACTGAGCAAGCGCAAAAAATCACTCGGCAGCTAAATACTCAAACAGCTAAGATCAGTCGTTGTAAGGAACTTTATAAGAGTATCGAGCATGCTCTTGATAATTTCATTATATCTGATATTCAATATAATAATTGTCGTTTAAACCCTTATGACAAAAGAGATTTAAACAACCTTGCTCCTTCCGTATCATTGCGTTTTCACTCCTTAGATGTCAAAGAGTTACGTAAAGCATATAAAGATAACGAGAAACAAATCGATCAGTTGATGGATTTATATAAAGCCCGTTATACAACCAAAGCTAATAGATCAATATATTCTCTTATCGTTATTGCTCTTAGAGCTGAATTGCAGAATATTTTGTATAACTTAAAATATGATAAATTGGAAAAATCCGTTGAAGATATCAAAACAATATCTGCAAAATATCTTAAAATTGCTGCTGAGGGAAATCAGAGTATTGCCGGTACTCTTACAAAATTTATTGGTGAAATGGAATATCTCTTTATCAATGCTGTTAAAATCGAATACTCTTATTATACAAAAAAAGAGCAAGCTCGTCAGGAACAACTTGCCTTAAAAGAACAGATGAGGCAAGAAGCAGAAGAAAGAAAAGCGCTTGAAGCAGAACGCAAAAAAGTGGAAAAAGAAGAATCAAAATACAAGGCTGAAATCGAAAAGCTTCAGGGAACTCTTGAACAAACATCTTCTGATGCCGAAACTCAGAAATTACGTGCCCGAATTCTTGAGCTACAGAAGCAGCTTTCTGATGTTGTTGTTAAAAAAGAGGAAATCACAAATCTTCAGAATGGTAAGGCTGGAAATGTGTATATCATCAGTAATTTAGGTTCTTTTGGAAAAGATGTTTTCAAAATCGGAATGACACGCCGTTTAGATCCTCAGGACCGTGTTAATGAACTTGGTAGTGCAAGTGTTCCGTTTAAATTTGATGTACATAGTTTTATTTTCTCTGAAGATGCTGTCGGACTTGAAAAGAAACTTCACGATACATTGAATGATAAACGACTCAACAAAGTCAACCTTCGTAAAGAATTTTTCAAGGTAGATATTTCCGAACTTGAAGAACTGGTTAGTGCTATTGATCCTACTGCTGAATTCAACACGACTATGCTTGCGGAAGAATTTCATCAATCAGAAGAATTGTGCAATAACTAAAACATAAAAACCGCCCCAGTATTGGCGTACTGGGACGGTGGTGGATCTCCGAAGAGATACCTCATTTCGCAAAAATATTGTATCATCTTCGGAAACAGCATACAAGCAGAACGTTTGTGCGCTGTTATTTTTGTACCTATTTTTTCATATTTTAAACCGAGGTGATATTATGGAACTTTTAAATGTATGTATCTACCTGCGTAAGTCCCGTGCTGATCGGGAAGCTGAAGCCAGGGGTGAAGGTGAAACTCTCGCCCGTCATGAACGGATTTTGCTGGATCTTGCTAAAAAGCGTGGTTATAATGTGGGCGCAATCTATAAAGAGATCGTATCCGGTGAGACAATCTCTGCAAGGCCTGTTATGCAACAGGTTCTCCATGAAGTAGAAGCTGGCATGTGGGATGGTGTCCTGGTTGTCGAGGTTGAGCGTCTGGCCAGGGGCGATACCATTGACCAGGGTGTTGTTTCTAGAGCTTTCCAGTATTCTGACACTATGATCATCACTCCTTCAAAGACCTACGATCCGAACAATGAGTTTGATGAAGAGTATTTTGAGTTTGGTCTGTTCATGAGCCGCCGTGAATACAAAACTATTAAGCGCCGCCTAAACGCAGGCAGAATCTCTTCTGTAAAAGAAGGGAAGTATTGTGGCAATAAACCGCCTTACGGATACAAGCGTGTGAAACTGCAGCGCGAAAAGGGTTGGACTCTTGAACCGGTACCTGAGCAGGCGGAAGTTGTTAAAATGATTTTCTCCTGGTATGCCGGATATGGCTGTGAGCAAATCGGCATGGCCAAGATCGTCCGGAAGTTAAATGATACCGGCGTTGCAACTATGTACAAAAAGCCCTGGACTGTTGCCAGTCTATCAAAAATGTTAAGCAATCCTGTGTACATTGGTATGGTTCGATGGAACGCCCGAAAAACGGTTAAATCCGTTAAAGATGGAGTGATCACCCGCTCCCGTCCGCTTGCAAAAGATTATTTATTATGCCCGGGGCGACATCCTGCAATAATATCTGAGGAATTATATAATGCTGCTCAACATATCCGAAAGAAAAACCCTCCTCGACCTGTCGGTGTGCGTAATACAGTCAAAAACCCTCTGGCCGGTATCGTATACTGCAGCAAATGTGGCCGCGCCATGGTACGCCGTCCTTACCAGAAAAGTGGACAGGAAGATACTTTATTATGTCCTTATACCTCCTGTCCTACAGTCAGCAGTAAGTTATCTCTTGTGGAAGAATCTCTGCTGGATGGTTTGCGTGAGCTTGTTGACGGTTATAAACTTAATGGAGATGTGTCCGAATCGGACACCAGCGATATGATTTCTTCTAAGGAAATTCTTATTACAGAAAAACATGCAGAGATAAAGAAATTGAATGATCAGAAGTTGAAGCAGTATGATCTCCTTGAACAAGGTATCTACAGTACAGAAATATTCCTGGAGCGTTCAAAGGCAACTGCTGCTGCTCTGGAAGCTTGCTCTGCTGCTATCGAACGTCTCCAGGAAGAACTTGAACGTGATCGTCTCATTCTTGAGCAGCGTTCTTCCTTTATTCCTCGCTGCGAAGATCTTCTTGCGCATTACTGGGATCTTGATATTCCTACCAGAAACAGGATTCTGAGAGAGCTGATTGATAAAGTTCTGTACACAAAGGATACGAAAAACGCTTTCCTGGAAGGAGATAAAATCACATTCCTGCTTGATATCTTCCCGAAAATCCAGGAAAATATATAATGATAACATCCATGTGCCAGTTCGTTAGCGCATGGATGTTATAAATACATAAAGATGATACAATATCTGTCCGGCAGTGGGTACCTGCCGGACATTTTTCATAATCATAATTGAAAGTTATTTTGTATTGACCTTCATGTGTTCAATTGCCTTTGTCCAGGTGTCTTTTCCGCAAATCCCGTCTGCTGTGAGCTTTACATTTTTCTGGAATGCTTTCAGCGAGGTATCTGTATCGTTTCCGAAATCACCATCCACCTTTACTCCGAGCATGGCCTGCAGCATGGACACAGCCGTTCCTTTGCTGCCTTTCTGGATAACCGGGAACTGGACTTCAATCTTGTCGGTTAATGTTACGGTGTTCTTTGTTGTCGTATTCTTCACTGTCGTTGCTCCCTTCATATATGCTACAGTCTTTTTTACAAATTCCGGCCAGCGTCCTTCTGCCTGGATCCGACGCGGGCAGTTCTTCCTGGAAGCATCATAGTGGCGTTTCAGGCGATCTGTTCTCCATCCATACTGCTTCAGAAGCTGTGCTGCCAGCTGCTCCGCCTTATCTACCGCTTTATAGTAGTCTGTTTCCGGATTTACACAAATCTCAATGTTGATGGAATTACGGTTTGTGATGCCGTATTTTCCTTTTCCGTCTCCCACGGCCCAGGCTCCGTCATTGTGATCGAGTGTCTGGTAAACAGACTTGGAATCTACATAGTAGTGCACGGTTCCGGCCAGATTGCCATTCTTCATGGCTGTAGCATGGGCTTTTGCATCTGCGCCCTTGCTCCAGTTGTCTGTCTCGTGGATCACGATGTAAGCAGGTTTGTTCTGGCCGATATAGCAGTTCTTCTTGCTGATCATTTTGATAATGTCCATGGTAACACTCTCCTTTTCTGTTTTTAATGCCTTCTTTGATGCCTTAATAGATAATATGCCGTTCAGGATGTTGATGATTTTCTGTCCATAGTTCTTTCCGGATGCCCAGCCCTGTCCTTTGGGATTTTCCTGGATCCCAAGCCACTCCACATAAGGCGCACAGCCTCTGTTGACGTATGTATAGCGTGGATCCACACATCGGTTCTTCAACCGGTTCGTGGAAGCATAGGCCTGCAGGTGCTGGATCTGTGCTCTGATACCTAACTGCGGAGTGCTAAAACTATTACCTTTAATTCCATTTCTTGTAACTCCCATACCACAGAAGTTATTCTGATTAAGAGTTACTGCGGATCCTGAAAATCCAAAATTACCAGTCTCAAGACAACTCTGAGCGAATGCAATATCTCCACGCACTCCCTCAATCGCACCCTCTGAGACATAGAGTGGTATCATCTTAATTACTGAATCTGGTACCTTTGGATTTACCTTTTTGATATAGGCCTGCATCTGCTGTACAGTAGCTGCAGCCTGTCCCATAATCTTTAACATGTTACACCTCCATTAAATAGAGGATGATCACTCGTCCTCTTCTGCCTCTACTTCCGGAATTCCCGCTACGCTTGTCAGGATACTTACCACTCCGGCCACGACTGCTGCCGATGCTACCATCTTCCAGTCTACCGCCGAGATGACACTTCCAGCACCAATCACGCCGACTGCAGTCTGCGCCATGGTCTTGATGGCTCTGATGCCCGCTTTTTTCAGCCATTTCACAGTGTCAACACTGGGTTTAAAAACACAATTCTTAAACATGTCCGTTCTCCTTTTCTTCTAAATCTGAAATCCGGTGGTTTGCTACTTTGATCTGTTCTTCCTGAACAACTACTTTCTGTTCCAGGGAATAGGTTCTCTCCACTACGTTGTTATGCTTGTCTACTCTTTTTGTGAGTTCTTCGAGTTTGTACTCCATCAATGCGCGTGTCTTTTCATTCTGGCTATGATTACTGATCAAGCACACCAGAAGAGTTACTGCCGCACTGATGCATGATGAGATGATTGTTTCCACTCTTTCTTCCTTTCTCCGGTGTTGCGCCGGCGCAATTTTAAGTATAAAAATAAGAGCCTTTCGGCTCCGCTCTGATTTTCATTTTTGTTTTCCCCCTTTAAGATATTCTTTTGTACAGGTTTTGTAAAAGTTTCAGCATGGCCGGAATGATCATACGTTCATTCCAGTTCTCAACAAGTCCTTCTTCGTTGTTATAAGCTCCAACTGGATAATATTTCGCAACATCTTCTGCATACATTCCCGGTACTGGTTTTCCATTCATTTGATCATCTTCAGCAAGATATCCTTCTTTGTAGTTAAACCATACAACTGGTATATCCAAAATTTTTTCCGCCTCATCCAACGTCATATTTGAGAGATGATTTTTGTACCTTTTCGATGAACTTGACAAATATGCCACTGTCATTCCATCCGATTTAAAAACTAAATGTCCACCACTGGATACGTGATCCAAATTCATCACCAGAACATCTCCACTGCTAGAGGCGCGGAATACTCCATCAATATTTATTATGGCGCCTAAAGCTTGTGTACTTCCATCGGATACTTCTTCGTCAATTATAATATAAGATTTTGATTCTTTTGCTGTTCCGATTCTTCCAAAATATGCAAATATATTTCCCGTTTTCATTCCGGTAGACGTTATGCTTGTTGCATGTCCTTTTTTGTCCTCTGTGGTTATAATTTTTCCGTTTTTAGCATCAAGTATGATTTGACCATTAGTTGATTTTAATAACGTGCTGTCTATCTTCCACCCGCCTATTTTTCCGGATATAGCTTCCATGGAACCATTTTTGTTAATCTTGAAGTATTTGTTCGCGGTTACAAGACCATTAAAGTCGATTTTGGATGCACTAATTTTCACGCTTTGCGCTGTCTGATTGATTTCTGACGATATCGAACCTTTAGATACCTTACTTGTAATATCTGTTTCTGTTTGTTCAACACGGGTTTCCAGTTTTTGTACAGTATTTGTATCTGCCTTTTTTGTCCATTCCGCGCTCGATGTAACTGTTGATACGATAGCGCTGTCAGTGATCTTCTGAGATGCTTCTGTTTTCCATGTTTGCAATTCGTTAACGGAATCTTTTGTGGCATAAGTAGATGATACTGTACTTTCGATACTCGTTGCCTTCTGGTCAATCATTGACTGTGTTTGCGTAACTGTGGCATATGACTTTAACAGCTCTTTTGCTGAAGCCTGTGCGGTATCAACAGCTGCCTGTTTTGCCGCAACTGCATAACCTTTTGCAGTTGCATCAGCAGATGCAAGTTTCTGCTGAACATCTGATCCTGTGGCGTAAGTCTGTGATATAGTTGAGGACAGGCCATCTATCTTGGCCTGGATAGTAGCATTCATCGCGGCTGTGGTACTATAGTTGTCCCGTAGATTTGTCTGCACCTGCGAAAGGTTTTGCAACATGCCATCCACACCTGATTTATACTCAGCAACTTTGGCATCGAGGTCTGTGTACTTTCCGCTGACAGCATCGTATTTGGACGTTATGTCTGTATAGGTCTGCTCAAGTCCATCAACAGTAAGCTTCACATCCGCAAGTTTGCTATACATAGTAACCTTGCTGTTCTGCAGTTCGAGGATTTCGCTTTCGCTGATCAGAGCTTCAATCTTACCTTTTACTACAGAGAAATTTGTCTCGTTTGCCTGGAATCGCTTTAGAATCGCATCCGGTGCAAAAATATTCACTTCTTTCTGAAATCTCATTTTTTTCTCACCTCCTTTCTGAGATAAAATAGTAACCGTATTTCCAGTTATGCAAGTGCCGCCTCCGACAAGATTCCA